TGGACAATTGATTTAATGGCAGCAACAACAAAGGTAATATATGCATCAGAATCATTATCAATAACTGTAGTAGAAGATATAGTAAATGCACCAACGACCACAATATTACTGAATGGTTCGGCTTATACATTAGGTGACCCAATTATAAGTGGAGATAAGATAGATATAATTGTTTCGACCGCATCAGTTATAAAATTAAAAATAGAGAAATAATATTATGAGTGATAAATATTTTAAAGCAATAGACCCAAATGAATGGATAAGAAATCCACAATGGGCACAGATACCATTAGATAATGGTTTAGATAATAAAATGTATGGTGTTTATGCGGTATTTGAAGATGAATATAATGTAGCATCAATGTTAGTTTTCGGAGTTAGTGATATTGATTGGGGAGATGGTAATACAGAAACAGGTATATTAAGCCCATCATCTACAAATTATTATAATGTATATGATTACGCAACAATACCTGGACCAATTTTAGTGCATCGAAACGGAGGTAATTATAAAACAGTTCTTGTTGAAGTCACAAGTGATAATTCATCATATCAATCTTATTTTCGAATGGATGCTAAACCACCATTTGACACGGGACCTTCTTACTGGTTAGATGTAGTATTTAGAGTAAATGGTACATCAACTGATAGTTCATTAGCTAATAGTTATTCATTTTCATTTGGGTCAGGGGCTAGATATTGTCCGTTAGTTGAAAGAATATCCACTAAATATCCATTAAGTGATTATGGATTCACTAGGGGTTTACGACATTGTTTTTCTTTATCTAAATTAGATGTACCTTCTGATATGTTTAATTATATAACTCAAGGTTCAGATAATATTTTTACAAGTGTCGGTGCATTATCAACAGCAAGATTGGTTTTCCCATCAATCAATAATAGTAATTTAGTTGGATTATCATCAATGGCTAGGGATAGTGCGAGATGTGAATTTGGTGATTTGAATTTACCTGGATTAGTAGATATTACATCGTTGAATATACATTGTAATATGTATAAAGTGGGTAATGTAACTTTACCAGACGCAACCGAAATTAATTATTTATTCGGTGGTACGGTAGGAGCTGCTTTAATTGAAGGTATTGGAATAATTGATGCGCCAAATGTAACTAGAATAGATTATATGTTGAGAAATTGTAAGATGACCGATGTTGAATTTACTGATTTGAGTAATTGTACAATCGCAAATGATTTATTTGGAAATTCTGCGGGTAATGTAACAAGATTAATAACACCAAATTTAACAGTTAGTTTAGATGCTAGTCCAAATAATTTAGATGCGACTGCAATAAATGCTTGGTTCACTTCTTTAGGAACAGCGGCTGGGACTCAAACAGTAAATGTAAGTGATAATCCAGGTTCAGCAACTTGTGATACAACAATAGCAACTACGAAGGGTTGGACAGTGATAACATAAAAAATAATAATTATAAGATATGTGGTATAAAGAAGAAAATGGAAAATGGAATAAAGGTTTAAATATACATCTTCCGAATGATATATTATTGAATTCTGATAATAAAGGTGAAATGATTGATGGGTGGAAATGGTATGATGAGCCACCACAAGATTTTCTTGATTGGGAAGAAGCTAGGGAATTGGAGGATATGAGAATGATGTTAAAATTAGATAGAGATGTGGAATGAATAAATGGATATCATATATTTTACTTGGTATTATACTTATATTATTAATAGGTAAATGTGATTCAAGTAGTCATGACTATGAATATAAACAAGAGAAATTAACTATTGAGATTGATTCATTAACAGGCGAGAATGATACACACTTCTTCACGATAGACACTTTACAGTCAAATAGTATTCAGCCATTGGAAATAGAAATAGACACGAATATGTCACGTTTAAATATAAAGGACATTGAACCTGACATTCGTGACACCATAATTAAGCAGCAAGACACGTTGATTGATTTAAAAGATGTTGAGATTCAATATAAGGATACGATTATAAGAAACCTCCAAGTAAAAGAGGTGAGGTATGTTTCAAAATTGGAATTAAAAGATTTGGAAATAGTAGAAAATAAGAAGAATAATAGGAAGAATATATTCATTGCCATATTAACGACTGTAATTTCTGTTGCAGTCTTGGTATTATTATTAGTAAAATGAGTGTAGAAGTAAAATTAATTAGGAGACTTGGAACGAACCACAACACGAGTAATCAACACTGAATTGAAGAAGATGATTATAGATGTATAAAATATAATATAAAATATAATGATACAGAAGAAATTAACAGAATTAAAGAATATATTAAATTATCAATTAAAACAGACTATTAAGAATGTTGATAGAGAATTTTCAAAGACACCGATAGATACTGGACTTATGTTAAAAACTACCGAACTTGTTAGTATAACATTAAACACCGATACGTTGGACGTAGAGTTGAATATAAAGAGTCAAGAGTATTTGAAGTATGTTGAGAACGGATGGGGAAGTAATAAGAAATATGGGGAACGTAGGGTAAGAGAGGAAGCTATTAAAAGTCCTGATGTGAATGCTGCTTTAGAGGGTTTATATGCTGCTGTGTTAGAGGAAGATTTAGTATCTAAATTAAAAGGTAAGAATGTAAGTAAAGCAACTTATAAGGTCTAAAAATATATAACTATAACCTACATTAACCTATAGGAATTCTGATATAGAAATCAGATAACTTATATAAAAATATAAAAATCATTATGTCAATAACAAAAGTAGGAGGACCACAATTCGCAATAAACCCAGCGTATAATCCAGTAGTATATTACTTTGATAGCGATAACAAAACAGAAGAAGGGTTTAGATATATCGCTGTTATTAAGAATTCATCAGGTCAGATATTATTTGAAAAGACCCTAATCCCAGATATTGATAATAATTATGGAATATTAAATTTAAATAGAGAACTATCTAATTATGTTAGTTATAATTTAGATTTTGATAATATAGATGGTGATGTATATGATGCTGATAAATCTTATTTAGAATATGAATTAGAAATAGGTGAAGAGTATTATGAAAATTGGGATTGGATTGATATGGGTTATGCTGGAGTAGGTAATTGGCCAAATTATAATGACCCAGCCATTAATACAACACCAGGGGCAAAGACGATGATTTATAATAATGATGTTACTGAAGTGCCAGGATATTCGCCAGGTGATAGTATATTTATTACACGAACAAATGATTCAGATGATGCTGCTCCAATCACAGGTGTGCATACTATATTGGATGTGTATGAGCAAGGCTCAAGTGGTGCTGAATGGGTTATAGTTTTAGACTTACCTTATATATCTGGTAATTCAAATGGTGGAACTACTAGATATTCTGATAATAGAAAATCAAGATTTTTAAATGATTATAATATACAAGACCAAGTAATTTTCAACACTGCTTTATCTAAAAAAGATTGGTTAAGTTATGATAATTCAGACTATAATATGATATCTGGTAATGATACTGATGAGAAGTTTTTAACACAGATGTATGATAACTATAAGATAAGACCAGATTCAACATTATTTTTACAATGGATGTGTTATGGAGTTGATATTTTAACTACTGCTGATGTTATTTACTTTGAGAATGATGCTGGTGATGATTCAACATATTCCTTTTCACCAGCATTAGAAACTAATATACAAGGATTTGATTTTAGTCCAACACGAACTGATTGGGGAACTGGAGGACCTATTGTAACTTCAACTACTAAATGGTATGAATTTACTATAATAGATAGAGATGCAATTGCATTATCAGAAACGAAAAGAGTTTATATAGACAGAGAGTGTCATTCTATTGATAGAGTAGAATTATTATTTATGGATAAGTTTGGTAGCTTTATACCTTTTCAATTTAATGGGAGAGCAGTAGAGACACATAACGTTAAGAGAAGTGAATATACGTCCTATTTAGGAGGGTTAGATACTTCAAGTGTTCCCGCATATGATTCAGGAGAGTTATATTCATATAATTTAGATGATGGTGGTATAGGGGTTTATAATTCAAATTACAGTAGGTCGTTTGAATTACAGACTGATTATTTAAATACGGAGGAGAGTTTGTTCTTTCATAATGTAATAGAGAGTCCTGTTACTTTAGTTAAGTTAGGAGGAGACTATTATAGTTGTGTTATGAAAACTGACTCGGTAGAGATAAAGAAAGATGGTTGGTATGAGCAGAAAAAGTATAAAGTAAAAATTACATTAAGTAATAAAGAAAGTATAAACATATAATGGGAAATAATACACAGATACAGTTAGAAGGTTTTGGTAAATTAACAATTAAGGAGGGAAGTAGTTTTCCTTTAAATTTCAATATACAGAATTTAAAAGAACCAGATTCAACACCATCAGCATATTCAAAAGATATAATTATAATAGGTGATAATGATGCTAATATATTATTAGGTCAAGCTTTTGATGTGAATATAAGTAATTCATCATTTGATATAAATAAGAAAGTTAGTTGTAATGTAATTCAAAATGGTAGTAATGTTTTTGAGAATGGATTCTTTCAATTAATAAATGTAGAGAAAACAGGTAGTGAGTTACCAAATGGTGAGTCTGAAATTAAATATACAGGTAGAGTAAAATCTGATTTAATGAGTTTTTTTACTACAATTAAAAATAAAGATTTAACAGATTTAAATATCTATGACCCATCAACATATACTTTGCTGTTCAGGAATAGTATATTAGCAACTTTTAATAATGATGTTACTGATAAATATAAATTCATACCTTATGATAATGGTGGTAGTCCAAATTATGCAGTTAAATACTTCAAGCCAGCTACATATCTTAAAACATATTGGGATGCGATTCACAAAGAAAGTGGATTTGAATATCAATTTGATGAGTTAGAAGATTTACATATTGATAAATTATTAATTCCATACACGGGAGGATTTGAAGTTGAACAGGAGACGAAAGATACTTATGAAGTTATAGTTGAGGATGGGACTTTTCATCAACAAGATTATGGATTTAGGCAAGAATATTTACCAGGTGGGATTAACACACGATTTGATAGTGTAGAAAATTTCACAATTGAAACAAAAGATGAATTTAATCAATTTAATTTATCAACTGATTCATTTACTGCGGCAGTTAATTCAGAATATACATTTAACTTCCAGATTGATTTTGACCATTTCTTAAATAATTTAGAAAGTTCGTCAGCTTATATACAATCTTTAGGTGTCGGAAGTGATGTTTTAAATAAATTAAGAATTAGATATGAATTAAGATATAGAATAATTGATTATCTTGGTAATTCAACATTTGGATGGAAAGCTTTAGATGGAGCATCAAATGATTTTAGAGAAAGAGATAATCCAGACTTTAACAATCCTGAAGATGCATTACAACCAGGTAATAATTCAATTAATAGTGGCATTGCTAATTGTAGTTTTACGATTCCATTGGGAGTTTCTGAGCAAGTGACTGATTTTATGATTTCAGAAACATATCAAAACCCATATGATGAAAATGTAACACTCGGATGGAGATATCAGTTAAGTAACGGAAATCAACCTAAGGCGAATATTGGTTCTATTTTAAATATCAATAGTATTTATATGACGGTTATACCAGATTTAGAATATGATATTGGAACACCAGTTCATTTAAATAAATTTATACCAAAGGGTGTTAAACAAAGAGATATAGTTAAGTCTGTAATTGATATGTATAAGTTGATAGTTGAAATTGACCCTATACAACCCAATAAATTAATCTATACTACTAGAGATAAATATTATGATGATGGAGAACAAAAGGATTGGACTAAAAAATTAGCTAAGAATAAGAAGATTAATCAACAATGGCTAGTTACAAGTCAAGGAAAGACGAAGAAATATACATATAAAAAAGATAAAGATTCTTATAACACCCAGTATTCTGATGCAATTGGAGATGTATATGGTGAATATGATTTTGATTATTTGAATGAATATAATGTAGGAGAAGATAAAGTTGAATTAACTTTTAGTCCAACTCCAACACTTCACGGAGAAAGTAATGATATGTTCACACCAGCTTTGAAGCCAGATGAGGAATATAATATTAGACTATTATATGATGGTGGAACAAAAGATGGTTATTATTTTATTGAGCAAAATGATGGTAGTTATTCAACTGTTGAGGAAGGAGTTTATCCACTTATTACTCACCAAGATAATCCCGTAAATCCAGGATTTGATTTGAACTTTGGTAATTGTGAATTTTACTTTCATAATGAATATGAGAATATAACTCAAAATAATTTATGGACTTTATATCATAGAAGAAGTTTAAGTCAATTATATAAAGGTAAATTAGTAACAGCATTTTTTCAATTAGATAGTATAGATATATTAAACTTTAAATATAATGATAGAATATTCATCAATGACTCCTGGTATAATGTTAATAAAATAGTTGATTATGATGCAAATAGCAACTCTTTAACAAAAGTTGAATTAGTGACAGTCGATGATGGTTTAAGTATTGATGTCAATAGAATTGTACATCCTCCGACTAAACCAAATCCTTCTAACCCTTGGGTAGTTTCTCCTTGGGTAAAAGGTAAAGAGACAAGGATGATTACTAATAACACAATCGTTGTTGGGTCAGATGTTGATTTTAAAGGTAAAAATAATACAGCTCAATCTAATAGTAAAGGGAATATAATTGGTGATAATAATACGATAAATGGTTCGTCAATGATTATTGGTAATAAATCATCAGATGGTGGTTTAGATAATAAGTTGGTTGTTGGTACAAATAAGATTGCATCAGAAGAATATAATGCACTTATAGGAGATGTTAATTTAGGAGAAAAGGTTAATATAGGTGAAGTTGATTTCACCAAGGTAGGTATGACTTATCAATCAGAATTTGTTGCTGATAATTATGTTGCTGATGGATATACTGAGTCGTTCGATGCTGGTATAACTTTCGATGCGAGTAATGATGGTAATATAGATATACAAGCAAATACTTTAGATTTTAATACTACTACTTTAGATTTCACAAACGTTACGAATATAGTAAATAATGAAAAATTCACTGAAATATTATATGCTGATTTAGTTACTTTAAAATCAAATGCTGATTTGGACACAGGTTCAACATATCATATCACAGATAGAGATATATGGACAAGAGCGTTGGCTACAGATAACTTGGCTACAGGTGCTGCTAGGATGATGAGGTGTCCTTTAACAACTTACTATACACCACAAACAATTACTGGATTTTTCGATAGTGTATATCTTGGTATATATGGACAGACAACTGCACAAGGTTCCGTTCCAAATTCAGATGATTTTATAGGTGGTGATATTTATTATGTTATTTGGGGTGGTAAATTATGGAAAAGAGACACAACTGGTGCTGACGGTGGAACAACTGTTCAAGATATTATAGATGGTACAGGTTGGGATTTAGTTAATGATACTGATGGTAGATATGAAGATTGTTATTTTTCAATTGGATATGATTTTGATGATGATTTTGTATCTAATCAAAGGGATTTAAAGGGTAATGATTTAATTGGAGTTGAAACATTAACAGATGTGAGTACATATCTTAATATGTTGGACATAACTGATTGGAATGATGATAAGATTTACAGAAATAAATGTTATGGTATTTATAATAATTACGGTGGTAATATTTCTAGTAATTCAAATCTTGGTTCTATTTATAATAATTCAAATAATGGTAGTATTAATAATAATTCAAATACTGGTTCTATTTATAATAATTTAAATAGTGGTTCTATTTATGATAATTCAAATCTTGGTTCTATTTATGATAATTCAAATCTTGGTTCTATTTATAATAATGATAATAGTGGTATTATTTATAATAATTCAAATGATGGTTCTATTTATAATAATTCAAATGATGGGTATATTCATAATAATTCAAATGATGGTTCTATTTATAATAATTCAAATAATGGGTATATTCAGAATAATTCAAATCTTGGTATTATTCAGAATAATTCAAATCTTGGTATTATTTTGAATAATTTAAATACTAATGATATATCTAGTAACTCGAATCTTGGAGATATTCAGAGTAACGCGAATGATTCATCTATTAATTCAAATTCAAACAGTGGAGAGATTAATAACAATTCAAATACTAGTGTTATAGAAAGTAATTCAAACAGTGGAGAGATTAATTCAAATTCGAACGATGGGAGAATAATTCAAAACTCCAACAATGGGAGAATAATTCAAAACTCCAACATTGGGACTATATCTAGTAATTCAAATACCAGCCATATACAGAATAACTCAAATATAAACATTATAGGTAATTCGAACGCTGGTGACATTGATTCAAATTCGAACGCTGGTGATATAGAATCAAATTCGAACGCTGGTGATATAAATGATAATGAAAACGCTGGTGATATAAATTTAAATTCAAATCTTGATTATATTGGAAATAATACAGAAAATGTAACAAATATTAATAGTAATTCAAACAATGGTAATATTAGTTCAAATTTAAACAATGGTAATATTATTTCTAATGTAAATAACGGTGATATTAAAGATAATAATAATAACGGTGTTATTTTAAGAAATTCGAATGCTGGATATATCAACAACTGTTCCGCCTCGGTTACTTCTGTTATAAGTAATAATAATAATGGTTATATCGATGGAGCTTCATTATCGGGCACAATTTCAGATACGATAGTAAATAAAACATAAAAATAGAAGTTAATAATATACATTAACTAATAGAAAAAAGAAATAAATTATGGCATTAATATTAAGAAGTATAAAAGGGTCGGCACTAACCTATACCGAAATGGATGGGAATTTAACTTATTTAGAAACATTATCTACGGGAGTGATAGAACTCACTCAATATACGGTAGCTACTGTACCAACCGCATCAGATTATAGTGGTGGTATGATAGCTGTTACAGACGAAACTGGGGGTTATACATTAGCGTTTAGTGATGGAACAGATTGGAGAAGAATGAGAGATAGTGTAATAATATCTTAATAAAAAAAAGCATAGGATTATGGATAAAGGAGGGTGTATTTACATCAACATTATTAAATATACTCTTGAGCTGGTAAGTAATTAAAATAAATTAAAAGATAATGGCTGAAACAATAAAAATAGATTTAGATATAGACGCAGGTAGTTCATTGAAGACTATGGGAGATTTAGAAGCTTCTGTTGAATCTATGATGGATGAGTTAAAACAGACTGATGTTGCTTCTGATAGATTTAAAGAATTACAAAGTTCTATTGCTGGGGCAACTAGTAAGATTAAAGATATGGAACTTGGTATGGAAGGTCTTGATATGGAACAAAAAAGTTCAGAAATGGGTTCTTTTGCTGCTGGACTTGCTGACACCGCTACAGGTGCTTTAGCTTTAACTGGTGCTTTAGGATTAACTAACGATAGTTCAGAGAAGATGATTGAATCTTTGGTTAGTGGTATGGCTGTTGCCCAAACATTTAGAGGTGGATTAGATGGGATTATATCTGCTCAAAAATTAATGAGAAATTCTACAATAGCTTCAACTGTTGCTACTGGCAATGCTACAATAGCTCAAAGGTTACTGAATGCTGTGATGAAAGCTAACCCTATCTTTATATTAATCGGACTTATTGTTTCTGCGGTTGCTGCGTTTGCTTTATTTAGTTCAGCTAGTGAGGAAGCAAAAGTCAGTACAGAAGATTTAAACGAAGCGGAAGAAAAGTTAATAGCTACTTTAAAACGAGAAGAAGAGTCTTATAAAAATATAATTTCTTTAAGGGAATCCAGAAAGGGTATAAGATTATCAAAAGAGCAACTTGAACTTGAACGTCAAATATTATTTGCTCAAGATGAATTAACTGATGTTAGAAGAGATTCTCCAGATGATATAGAAAAAATTATATCAGCACAACAAAAATTAAACAATCTTACTTTAGGTCTGGCTCAAAGAAAGAAACAAATAGCATTAGAAGAAGCTGAGGCTCAGGATATAGCTAATAATGATATGATGAACTTTTTGATGGACCAACAAACTTTGGTGGATGAAAGCACTGCGGCTGGTAAAACAAGAGCTAATGAATTAGTAAAAGAGATTGAAGAACTTGCTGTTAAACAACAGTTATTTTTAGAGTCTAAAAGTGAAAGAGAAATTAAAGAAAGCAATAAAGTAACAAAAGTAAGAATAGCTAATGAGAATATAATTGCTGATTTAAGAAACAAACCAACAACTAAAGATGATGATAGTGATGAAGGACTTACCGAACAAGAAAAAATAGATAAGAAATTAGAAGCAACAAGAAGATGGTCTGTTGAAAATCAAACAATACTTGTTGAAAAACTAACAAATGAACAAATCACTGAAGAACAATTTAATGCACAGAATGAGATATTATTACTTGAAAGACTGCAAAGAGAAAAACTTATATTAGAAGAATTTGATGTAAACTTATTAGATAAAACACTTCAAATTGAAGAGGCTAAATTAACCATAAAGAAAAGAGTAGATGCTGAAATACTCGCTAATACGAAGAAGACTAATGATGCTATTATAGAAGATGAAAAGAAAACCGCAGAAGAAAAAAGAGCGATAGCATCACAAACTATAGGAGCTATATCACAAGGGATGAGTGCGGTAGCTTCGTTAATGCAAACTTCAAATCAAGCAGAGATAGAAGCTGCTGAGGGTAATGAAGCTAAACAAAAGAAATTAAGAAAAGAAGGATTTGAGCAACAAAAGAAATTTCAAATAGCGTCCGCTGTTATGGGTATGGCACAGGGTATAATATCAGGTTTAGGAGCTCCCTACCCAATGAATATAGCGATGCCTATTATAGCTGGTGTGACTGGGGCTGCACAGATAGCTAAGATTGCTAGCACAACATTCACAGGTGGTGGAGGAGGAGGTCCAACACCCACACCTTCTGTATCAACCGCAGCACCAAATATCAGAGAGACTCCTGATGTTAATCTATTCGGTCAAGGTAATGAAGGGTCAGAAGGTGATAGTAGTCAATTTGGTAGTCAAGAGCAGGGGAATCAAATCCAAGCCGTAGTTAGTTGGACTGATATAGAAGCAGTTCAGAATAACGATAGTAATATTCAACAGGAAATGCAACTCTAAAAATAACTTCTATATATATACATTAACATATAGGGATTCTGATATAGAAACCTATATAAAAAGAAATGGTATTATGATAGAATTAGATTTTAAAGAGTATAAAGTGAATATTAAAAACGAGGCAAGTGAAATTAACCTTGATGAATTAATGAAAGTGACGAATGTATTTCGTGATGATAAATCAAATATTAAAATATGGTTAAAGATATTGGATATTCTTTCAGATGATGAAAGATATGTATATATGTCTGATGATGATTTATTTAATATTATAGGTAAATTGGATATCAACTCATCTGAATTTATTAAAGAAATAAAAATTGGTGATAAAACATATTCAACGGAATGGGATGATAATGACCAACCCAAATTAAACTTATTTTATCTATCAGAATTAGAAGACTATATTAATAATAATCCTGATGGTTGGGTTAAAGATGCTATGTGTTTATTATTTAAAATAGATAAAGACACAAAGGGTATTAATGAAAGTTTAACTGGTGATATAGTTATACCGTATATTAATCATATCAACACTAAACTTACAACCAATTTTGAAAAATTAAATAAACTTTTAGATGATGGTAATAAGGGATTATCTTAAATTAACCAATTTAAGTGATACTAGTATTAAGTCAATGATGATTTATATTAGTCTTGTTACGGGAAAGGTTGAGGAAGAACTACATAATTTAAGTATTGATGAATTGGTTAATTTATATAATGAGAATAATTTAGAGTTAGATAGTAATGGTCGTAATGTTATTAAAATAGATACGACCCCATTACAAATTATTGATTTTAATACAGTTTCATTGGGACAGTTTATTGATTTAGAACATTATATATCTGATAATTGGATGAAGAATATACCCTTTATAACTGCTATATTATATAGGTTATTTGATAAACAACCATTAAAGGAAATTATATTTGAAGATTACTCCACTATTGATATTAAAGAGAGGGGTAATATATTTTTAGATACGATTAATATCAATCACGTTTATGGAAATATAATGAAATATATTAAATGGAGAGAGAGTATATTCTCAACCTATTCTTTTTTTGATAGTGGTATAAATGATATCAATCCTGATGAATTAAACGAAGAAGAGTTAGAGATTTATTATGATGAGATAAATAATGCTGAGAAATCCAAAAAGAGTATGTGGCAGGATATATTAACAAAGGTGAGTGAAGGAGATATAACTAGATTTGATAAGATATTAGAAACTAATGTTATATTAGTGTTTAATAGGTTAGATAATATGATATCAGAATCTAATAAAATCAACAAATAAAAATAATTATTATTATGAATTATAAAGGTGAAGATAGATTAGAAAAGTTTTACACCCCAACTGAATTAACAGATACACTATTTAAATTAAAAGATAAATTTTGTGATGTTGAAATAACTGAATATTTAGAAAATAGTGCTGGTGGTGGTTCTATATGTGATAGATTTGATAAACCTTATATTGCATTTGATATACAACCTGATGAACATAGAGATGATATTAAAGAATGTGATTACTTAAAAGAGAAGATAGAGTATAAGAAAGGTAGAGTAGCTATAATCAACCCACCTTTTCAAAAAGGACTTAAATTTCTTTATAAAAGTTTAGAGGAATGTGATTGGAGTTTTTGTATATTATCACAGAATAGTATATTAAATTTAGATTATACAAAATACTGGGTAGAGGAAATCCAACTATGGAGAAATTATAACTTTAATAAAGATGGAAATGGTAATGCTTGTAAGGTTAGTATAACTTTAATGGCTGTTAGAAAAAGAAGAGAGGGAGATAAGTATGAGTTTGAGAACTAATCATATAGTAAATTTTCGCCTAGTAGGTGGAGATTATTTTAAATTAGGATATGCTAGGAAATGTAATAAAACATTAGAAAGTCATTTAAAAAAATTTAACTATAATGATTATTGGGTGTTGAAAGGTAGTAGACACCAAAGGTTCGTTTCTTATGAGGATATGTTAACTTTTAAATATAGTGTTTATATATTTTTTAAGAAATCCATATATGATATAGATAAGATAATAGAATGGGTAGATTACCTTAATAACTTTGGAGGGATACAATATTTAAATAAACCAACTCCACCATTTAACCCAAAAAAAATTAAGATAGTGGTATAAATGTTAGAAAAAGAAGAGAGGGGAGATAAGTATGAGTTTGAGAACTAATCATATAGAAAATAGGAGACCAGTAGGTGGAGATTATTTTAAATTAGGATATGCTAGGAAATGTAATAAAACATTAGAAAGTCATTTAAAAAAATTTAACTATAATGATTATTGGGTGTTGAAAAGTAGTGGACACCAAAGGTTCGTTTCTTATGAGGATATATTAACTTTTAAATATAGTGCTTATATATTTTTTAAGAAATCCATATATGATATAGATAAGATAATAGAATGGGTAGATTACCTTAATAACTTTGGAGGGATACAATATTTAATTAAACCAACTCCACCATTTAACCCAAAAAAAATTAAGATAGTGGTATAAATGATATCAGAATCTAATAAAATCAACAAACAAAAATAAAATAGAATCGATAAATTTACATTAACTTATATGGAGATAGATAATAGGTTACCTATATTAGATTTAGAGTTATTTGGGTTTGAAGAGGGTATGAAGGATTCTACTGGTTTTGATAAAATAGCTTATGTTGATGAACCGGCAATAGAACAGAAAGGTATATTACTTTCTAAAGAAACACAAGAATCATTATATAAACTTTCTTTACAATTAACAGAGAAACAACAAGTTTTATCACCACTTTTAATTCCGGATATTTTAATTTATCGGAGGAATAAGGAGATAGGTGAGTTTTATATACGAGCTAAAAGTGAGGTTATTAAAGATATCAGACTTAAAGCTAAACAAGATGGTAAATTAGATGATTTAAATATCTTTAAAGATACTCATAAAGGTGAGACTGCTAAAGCTTTCATTTTAGAAGAGTGGATTATAGAGAGTGAAGATGATAAAACATATACGGAATATGGATTTTCATCAGAAGATATACCTCTTGGGACTTGGATGGTTCATAGTCAAGTAGTTGATAATGAATACTGGAAAGATATAAAAGATAATAATAAGAATGCTTATAGTATAGAGGCTTTTTTGAATATGAAATTAGTTGAGCTTACTTCTGATGTATATCAGAAAATAAAAAATAAAAAAGATAATATGAAAGATGAGATAGAAACTCTAAAAACAGAATTGGAGACTATGAAGAACCTTATAACAGAACTTAAAAAGGATAAGGAAGTTGAAGCAGTCGAAGAAGAAGATGAGGTAGTTGAAGACGAAAAAGTTGAAGCTATTGAAGATGAAGAAGAAGATGAGGTAGTTGAAGATGAAAAGGTCGAAGCTATTGAAGATGAAGAAGAAGATGAGGTAGTTGAAGACGAAAAAGTTGAAGCTATTGAAGATGAAGATGAAGATGAAGATGAAGATGAAGAAGGTGAAATTGCTGACCCATCTGAAGAGGAACACACTGATATTGAAAAGAACTTTGAAACAATATATGAAGAAATTGCTTCAATTAAATCTATGATATCAGATTTGAATAATAGTGAAGATGAAGAAGAAGATGTTGAGACTAAATTAACAAAGTCACAGTCTTTAAATGCACTAACAAGAATAAAAATAAAATAAAAAGTATATTTATACATTAACGTATAGATAAAATAAAAAAATAAAAATTAAAATGGCTATTAAATTAGAAAAAATTAAATTCGATAATATCGGTCTTGAACTTTCAATGGAAGACTTTAACAAGTACGGAAGTAAAGTAGAGATGGATATGACAGTAGACCCTTCTGCTGATTACACTACAAACGCAACTGATTATTTCAGAGAAGCGATGATAGGTGAGAACCAATCAAGAGGTAATTTCCGAGCTATCTTCGGAGTAAAAGATAGAGTAAAATTAGGAACAACAACGTTCGAATCACTTATTAAGAGTGGAGCGTGTGACTTTGACCCAAGTGATTCAGATATATCACAAAAGGAATTCGAAGTATGTCCTCTTATGGTCTCTACTTCTGTATGTATAGCTGATTTGGAACAAAGTTTCATTTCAGACCAAATTGCTAAAGGTTCTGCAAATTTCAATGATAACTTTGCATTTATGACATTCTTCTATGAAACTCTTGCAAAAGAACACCAAGAAGAATTAGAAAACTTAACATGGAAAGGTGATTCTGCTGGTGTAGAAACTGGTAATCTTGCTTATTTAAACTCGTGTGATGGTTTAGAGAAGATATTGGGTGCTGATGGGACTGTACTTGTTCCTGTAACGCCTGCTCCAATTACATCTTCAACAGTAGTTGATTCTATTATAGAAGGTAGAAATGCACTTCCAAGAGGAGTAAAATCAAAAGATGGTTTTGTTATTATGGCAGCAACGAATGTTGTTGAAGCTTATAAAGACGCTATATCTGAAAACCAAGCATCAGGTCAATATTATGTTGGTGATGTTCAATTGAACTTCCAAGGAACTCCTATCATTGAAATCGAAGGAGCATCTGATGATGTTTTAATTCTTGCTGATAAGATGAACTTCTTGTTACTTCAAGATTTAATTTCTGATGAAACAGGATATGAGGTTGTTGATTTTTACAAAACGAGATTAGATAGAAAAATCGGTATCAGAACTGACTTTAAATTCGGAGTTGATTTTTTAATTGGTAAAGAAATCTATTACCACTCTGTATAAGATAATAATTTAAAAAGGATTTGGGATTAATACCCAAATCCTTTTATATAAAAATAATAAAATATAATGTCAAATTGTAATACAATAATAGGTTTAACAGCTTCGTGTAATGATAATAACGCTGGTTCTATTAAGAAGGCTTGGATATCTGATTTTTTAGATGTTGATACATATACAGAATCATCTGGAGAGGTTACTGGTTTAACTATGTTAGGTGGTGAAACGTTTAAGGAATTCACTTTTCAAAAAAACACTTCAAGTTACACAGAAAATAAAGTAGGTGACTTTGTTGCTGATGTCCATTTATGGGAACAGTCAATATCTCTTGGATTAAGGAGAATAGAGGTCGCTAAAAGAAACGCTATATCATTACTTGCAGAAGGAAGACGAAGATTGGTTATCATCATATTAGATAATAACGACGAATATAGAATTTTCGGTCTTGATGATGGAGTTAGATTAGGTAATTCAGAATCTGGAACAAATGAAACTAGAAATGCTGGTACATTTTACACTCTACCATTTATGGGAGAAGAAAGATGGCAAGCTTATTTCACTGACGAGGCAACAGTATTAACTGTTATTTAACTGTTAGTTAAGAAATCATAGGTCTGTTAAATCAGATAATACCAAGAAGAGGGAGCTTAAATAGTTCCCTTTTTTTATATCTATCTATGTAAAAATAGAATATAAAAACCTACATTAACCTGTAAGGAATCTGGTATAAAAATCAGATAACATATATAACTATGGCGAATTTAATAATAAATAAAGGACAAGTTAATTTTTTAACTGTTACAGTGTCAGAAAGGGTAGAATTAGAGAACCCTTTTTACCTATTCGAATTTCAATCTAAATTTACTAAAACTGAATTTAGATATTTTAACTCACTTAATATAAGTCAGAATAAAATAAGATATGATAGATTCGAAGTAGAGGAAACAACAGGAGCTTCAGGGAGTAATGCTGAGGTAGAGTTATTTACAGGGGAATGGGATTATAGGATTTATGAAAGTGTTACTCAAACATTAGACCCATTAGATACCAATGGGATTATATTAGAGAATGGACTACTAATAGTAAAAGATGAAAATTATAAATAGAGATATGGGATTATTTAATTTAAATAAGAATAAAAAGAAAGTTGAACAAGAATCAACACCAAAAGAGGAGGGTAAGAAAGTTGCTCTATTGAATACTATATCAACAGAAAATATGGATTTATCACAACCTTTTATTGGAGATGAATTAAGGGCAGGAACTAATTGGGTCTATTTTGGGGGTAATAATCTATACCCTAATATACTAAATCAATTATATCTTTCCTCTCCTATGCACTCATCGTGTGTTGATTTTAAGACTTGGAGTGTAATAGGTGAAGGTTATGAATGGGAAGGTTATGATAAAATGGATGGTTTAGAAAAGATAAAGGTTAAAACTTTTGAGAGAACTAATAAATTTAAAGATTCATTTAGAAAATTAACACGAGATTATATTAAACATGGAAGGTCTATTGTTTTATTACATTTTAATGGTGAAGATTATGATAAATTTAAAGTGGTAGACCCAAGTGAAATAAGGAATAGTAAGGGTGGTTTATTCACTGATATACAACAATACTTCTATTCGGATAATTGGTTATATAGAACTAACCCACGGGTCTTTAAACCATATAGAGTAGGAAGTAAAGATGAATGGCAGATATTTGAAATTAAGAATGAGGTTGGGTCATCACGGACGTATGGACTACCTGATTGGTTATCATCAGCTAACTGGCAATCAGTAAGTGCTGACCTAGGTTTATTACATAAGTCGGCTTTAGAGAATGGTATTCAACCATCTGTTATATTTTCCTACCCATATTTAATGGGTGATGAAGAAGATGAGAATTGGATGGCTAATATGAGAAATAACCAAAAGGGTGTTAAGAATTATAATAAGGCTATGAAGATAGAACATAATGGATTAGAAAACTCACCGGATATAAGAGTATTAGAAACGAGTGATAATCATAAGTTATTTGAACAGACCTCAAAGGAACAGAAAGAAGAGATAGCTATATCACATAATATCAACCCAGCTTTAATGGGAGTTAGAGTTGCTGGTAGTTTAGGAGCTTCTGATGAGATAGAGTTTTCAGCAATGCAATTTGAAAAGATTTGGTTGAATGATAATAGAAATAAGATGGAAGATTTTTTAAATGATATTTTAAGTATATTTAATATGACACCAATTGAAATAAACAAGACTGAAATTAAAACCTTTGGAGATAAAAAAGAAGACATATAATGGTATATTTCGTAACAGAAGAATTTATTAAAAATGAAACCCATATAACACAAAATGTTGATGCTGGTGATATATCACCATATTTACATATATCAGCAATAACTTATATACAACCTATATTAGGATATACTTTTTATAATGATATATTAGATAAGTTTAACCTTGGTACTTTAAATGCTGATGAGACTCAATTGGTTGAGTTTATTAAGTATGTGGTGGCTTTCTATGCAGCTTATGAAGCAGTTCCCAATTTAACATTTAGAATAAGTAATAAGGGTATTCAATCACAGAGTGGTGAGTTTTCAGCGTCAGAGAGTATAGAGGTAGTTAATTATATTAGACGAAATATAGTTAAGTATGCTTTAATTAAAGAGGATGAGTTGAGAGAATATCTATATGAAAATAAAGACCTTTTCACACTATATAAAGATAAGTCTAATAAAAGTATAGTAGAACCTGATGGTGAAAGGAATCAGAATAAAGGTGGAATGAGTAGTATATAAAAATAAAAATAAATAGAGATAATGGATATAGGGTTCTTAACAGATTTAATTAAAATAGTACCAGTAATCGGAGCTATGGTTATTGCAATTAGATATTTCTATAAAAGAGAAAAAAATAAAGAAAAGGAAATCAGAGAGTTGTATAAAGATATACGGGATATGGAAAGGGATAATCTTAAAATTATAGATAAACTAGCTGATGCTATTGATGGTCTTTCATCTTCTAATGAAAAAGTTCACTTTGAAATATCTGGGTTGAAAGATTATATAAAAATTAAACTAGACCGATATGGGACAAGATAGTAAAAAAAAATTAAAAAGTTCAACTGAAAAAGTCCTCCAAAAATTAGAGGACTTAATTAAAAAGGAAACTACTCGTTATAAAATCATTGAGGAGGTAATAATCCCATTAGATGATATAAATGATTAATTTACCATTCTGAATGGTGGCAATAATCATAACCTACCTGACCTGGATTAAATTGGTCATCAGAATAAATCCAACCAGATACATTACCCGAGCAATCATTTTTTACTTTATATTTATTATTAAAGTCGAGATATCCGTCACTAGTAGTTGACCAACCATCTTCTTGCACTATCACACCACACGTACAATCTTCTGTACTTTCGCTATTAGACCCGTCTGGGTTTTCTACTTCTTTCTCACAACTTACGAAGGTTAAAGCTAACCCCATTAATAATATTCCTACTTTTTTCATAATTATTTATTTTATTTTATTTTGTTTTTAGTAATACTACATTTCATCTCCGAATGAAGTTACTACTGTAAAATCTTTTTCTTTTCTTTTTTCTTCCACCCTCTTTAAAGAAATATTAAAATACTCTTTGTTGTTCTCAATTCCAATAAAGTTTCTGTTTGTGTTTATACAAGCCACTCCCGTTGTTCCGCTTCCCATTGTAAAGTCTAAAACCGTTTCATTTTCGTTTGTGTAGGTTTTGATTAGGTATTCCATTAATTCAATAGGTTTTTGTGTTGGGTGTATATATCTTCCGCTAACTCTTGAAAAATCACATATAGATATTGGTAATAACTTATCTTTTTCATAACTATTACTATATGAATTATCTAATAGATTTAACCCAGACAATCTTCTATCTTTGTTTATTTTAGTTTTCTTTGGGTTTTCACTTCTTTTTTTAGGGTTTATTGTTTTTATAGGGTAATAACAACTCTTTTTATTGTAAAATACACTAATTATTTCATGAACTTTTAATGGTTGAAATTTTGACTGAGCAAAGTTCGCTGCCTTTCTTTTATTCCAAATCCAATCATATCTGTAATTTTTAATATTACTCATTCGCAAAGCACTACTAAAAGGTTCACTTCCAAATAAAACAATAGCACCATTAGGTTTTATAATTCTATTAAGCTGATACCACATTAATTCAAAGTCAATTACATTATCCCATTTACAAGCTGTTGTGCCATAAGGTGGGTCTGTTATAATTGCATCTATACTTCCGTTTGGTATTACCTTCATAAGTTCCAAACAATCTCCAAATTTTAAATCTATTATCATATTTTAATTTTTAATATTTTGTTTTTAGTTCTATATCAATATAGGTATAATCTTTTGATAAACCAAATGGTTCAACTACCTTTTTTATATTAATCTTTTTTATATCACCCATAATTTGATTAAACTCTATTTCATCAAATATATCAATATAAAATCTTTTAGTGTGAGTTTTAAATAATCCCCAATTAGTAACCTTATTATCTAAATGTATATCAAATAAAGGTGAAGTTATTATTGATACGTTATATGTTGTTGAATAAAGTAGGTTAGACCCACTTTCTATATGACGAGCGTTAGACCCGTTTTCTAAAAGATAGTCTATCATATTATCTTCTACTTTCCCTTTTGTATAATCTCTTTTCATTTATTTGTTTCTTTTTGTTATATTATATATTAAGTTATAATACCATTTTTGTTGATTTTGATTATTTTTTTATCTTTTATTGATAAATCGTCTATTAATGTTTCAAACATTTTAGAAAGGGTTATTGTTTTTTTACCCCAACCTATTCCTGAATACTTATGGTAATCATAAAATAAATTTACTATATTATATGGTGTGAGATAATCACCACCTCCTTTTACTTCTATACTTTTTATATAAGAGTAATCTTTTATTTTCTTTTCTTTTGTTATTATCATAATTTTCTTTATTTATTTATTTATTTATTTCTTTCTTTCTATAGTTATATATAAATATTTAGTTATAGTTTTTGGTATTTTAGGGTTTATTTTTAGTTATTTATTAGTGGTGGTTATTGTGATAATTTGGAGAAGCGAGCGAGAGATAATGATATATATATATATATTATATTAATAATAATAATAATAATAATAATTCATTTTAAAACCCACCTCCCTTTTCGCAGAAAAAAATTAATATATCTTTTAAACTTTTCTTTAAAAAACCTCTATAAATAGGGTAGGGGGAAGAGGGAATTATATATATACTTTAAGAGAAACAACGAAACATTTGTTAATCTAAATAAAACAAAAACAAAATTATGAAAACAAAACAAGAAAGAATTATCAAAGATATTAAACAAACTATACTTGAAGAAAGTATAAAGACTGACCCAGATATTAATTTTATGAGTGAGTTAATTGATATTATAAAAGATATCAAAGAAGAAGAAGAGACTGTATAATAGAAACAAAACAACAACATGATAAAAGAAATAATAATACCAAAAGAAGTAGATTTCATATGTACTGAATTAAAAGATAAAAGAGTAAAGAGTAGATTAATGAAAGTATATAACGCTTTGGTTTATAAGAAAGGAGTAACGAAAGGTTATTTTGATGTTCCCTCTAATTACTTAAAGAAAGTTAGTAGTAGATATTCAAAGGCTATTGATACTCTAATTGAATATGGAGTTATTGATTATAAGAAGACAGTAGAGTTTTCATTTGAGACTATATTTGATGATAAAAAGAAAGAGAAAAAGAAATATAACGCTGATAGAGGTCAATGTATGAAGTATAAGTTTCTTATCGATACTACCGAAGGGAAGAGCGTAGAGGTGGATATAGACGTTGATGATATTTATAAGGGTAATAGGTGGTATAACTTAACAAAGAAGAGTTTAATAGAGTTAGGATTGAAACCAAGGATAGGTAGAGATAACTTTTCAAGACGATTACATACCAATGTAACAGGAACATTAGGATTAAAGACTGATGATGATACGACTGATATAAACTCGTATAAGGATTATTGTAAAGGATACTATACCATTGATGGGGTAACCTCTCAACCTCGACTCGTATGGTTATGGTTAGAGGAGATGGGGGTATATGATGAGAAATTTTATAATATATTTGAAAATGATGTGGATTTTTATGAATATTTAATGGATAATATTTATAATATAACAACAAGAGATATGGGTAAGATGTTATTTTTAGAATGGATAAATGGAAAGGGGTATTCAAAGGAAGGAAAGGATGGTGATGATATAAGAATGATGAATAAACTATTCCCTATTATAACAACGATTATTAAAAGTTATAAGAAAGATGACTATAAAGATTTCTGTAAGATGTTACAACATAGAGAATCTAAAATATGGATAGATGATTTATTAGAAAATTGTCCTACTGATTTCGGATTGACAGTCCATGATAGTTTAATAGTTAAAGAAGAATATGGTGATAAGGTATTAGAGTATTGTAAAACTAAATACCCAAGGTTGAAGTTTAAAAAAGAAATGATATAGATAGGGGGAAGAATGATAAATGATATATAAAAGGAGAATCATTAGGTTTTCTTTGTTTTGTTTATGTTAGAAAGGGTTGGTAATTAAGTTTATCAACCCTTTTGTTATT